GCCCGTCTCGATGCGCAGTTGTATGGTCTGCTCGCGCCGGCCGAACTCCTCGCGGATCTCCTCCACTTCCTTGCGGAATTGCTCGGCCTTGGCGCGGAACTCTTCCAGGTCGATGCGCGCCTTGATCTTGACCAGTACTTCCTGCGCTTGGGCCGCCCTCGGCCCGCCGCGGGCAATCTCGGCCTCGGCCGCCTCGCGGATCTTTTTGAATCGCTCTGTTATCTCAGCGACAGCGGCAGCGGTCGTGTCGCCCATCAGCTCGAGCAGCTCGCGATCGAGCTCGCCCACGGCTTCAACGATCGCCGCCTGGTCGACCGCCGCGCGCATGTCCTGCCACGCCTGGCGCAACTCGGCCGTCAGTCGCGCCTGCTCGTCCGCTGTCTTACCGAGCTGGCCCTCGATGGCTGCCTGCCGCAGTTGGTACTCGAAGAGTTGCTCTTCCGTGAGCCCGACTTGCGCCGCCTCGTCCCGCAGCGCCTTGATCTGATCCTCGATCGCCTTCGTGGCCGCCTGCTGTTCGCCGACGTCGATCAGGTTGAGAAGCTTGGTGCGGAGGCCATCAGCGGCCGGCCCAAGCTTCTTTAGAGCCTCGGCAATCTCGCCGTGCAATACCGCGTAGCGCTGCGCCTCGGCAGCGGTCGCGCCGAGCGTCGCCTGCTGGCGCTCCAGGGATTCAATGAAATTATCGACGGCTGCCTTAGCACTCTTCAGCTCATTGCTGCCGCCGCCGCCGACGGTGAGCCTCGGCACCCGCAAGCGACTCGCGGTAATCGCAAGTTCCGACAGTCCATCCGCAAAGTTCTCCGTTTCCTTTGCGGCCTCCTCCATCTGCTCGCCGGTTTCACGAAAGAATGTGAAGGCACCGACGATCGGCCCGGCCTTCAGTACCTCAAAAAGAATCTTGAATCGATCACTGAGCGTCAGGACCTCGTCGGCCTGATCCGTGATCACACCCGTCAGGCCACGGAAAAAATCCGTGAGCTTCGGCGCAATCGCAGCGGTCGACGCCCGAGTGAGGCCGTCGTAGGCCGCGCTCAGTTGCTTGATGGCTTGATCGGTTTCCGCGAGTGCCTTGACTTGCTCCTCGGTCAGTACGACGCCCAACTCGTGCGCCTGCTCGCGGAACTCGCGAACTCCATCGGCCCCTTGTGCGAGCAGCGGCAACAGGGTCTGCACGCCTTTGCCAAAGATATCCGCGCCGAGCGCGGCCCGGTCGCCCTCGTCCTTGAATTGCGCTAGCGCACCCGCAATGGCCTCGAATTGATCGGCGGCGTCGAGTTGCTGCAGCTCCTTGATACTGAGGCCGAGCTCGTTGAAGGTCTGGATGAGCGCCTTGTTATTGCCGCTCGCCGCCTCACTGATCGCCTTCTGCATTCGGAAGAGCGAGGTCGTCAGCGTCTGGAAGTCAACGTCGGTCTGCTTCGCGGCGAAGGCCAATTCCTGCAGTGCTTCGGCCCCGACGCCGGTCGCCGCCATCGCCTTCTCGATGGCATCTCCAAAGTCGATCGCTTCTTTTGCGGCCTCCTTCAATTCGCTGATGACCGCGCCAAGTGAGACACCAACGCCGATGGCCCCCAGCGCAGCACTAAAACGAGCGAAGCCGGTCTGGATGCGCGCCGCTGTGGCTCGCACATCGCGCTCGAACGCCGACAATTGGCGTGCTGCTCGATTGGCCCCTTGCTCGAATCCACCGAGCTTAAGGACGAGATCGACGGTCAGCGTGCCGAGATTTCTTGCCACGTTTAACTGCCTTCAGGCCGAAGAGTTCGGTTAAGAATTCCGGCGTGGCTTCTGGCTCCGGCGGCGGTTGCCACATGAACTCGCGCGGCTCGGCCGGCGTGCCGGGGATTCGCGGATCGGGAGAATGACGAATACCGCCCGAGCGATTGATGATGAGCGCCGCCAATAAAGCGAAGCCGGAATCGAGGCGCGCGAAGATCCGCTCGCCCCAATCGAGCGGACCAAAGGCCTCGATGTAGCGCGCCCACTGCTGCGCCTCGGCTTCGCTCAGGCATTCCCGAGCCTCGGCAATGGTTCGTCCGCCGATGCCGGCCCGTGCGAGTTGGTGCCAGAACCAGGCATCGGCTCCGAATTTTTTGCGAAGGCCTCCTGCTTATCCGCATCCTCCGGCGGCCGTGGCGGCGGCGCATTGACGGCGTTATAGGCGTCCTCGAGCGCCTGCGCGAGTTCGTTTTTGAGAACGTAGGCTTGCTCGTAGCTGAAAGCCCATTCCTTGCCGTCATCGTCACGGAAAGAAATGGCGTGCGAGATGATCGCGGTACGGTAGCTGATGCGATCCATGTCGCGGGCAGCAGCCATGCGGGCGCGATCGAGCCAGCCCGAGGAGGGCGCCTTGATGTAGGCGGTGAAGGTGATGGGATCGCCGTCAGGCGGCGTCCAGGTGACATCGCGCGGCGTGGGCGGATTTTGGACGAGCGCACCCCGCGCGATCAGGTCTTTGAGATCCATAGGTGAAGACCTCCTGAAGGTCAGGCAGTCTTCCGGCTCAGCGTCGCACGGCCGGAACGCTGGATCGTCATGGTTCCGCCCTGGACTCCGCCGAGCGGCCAGTCTACGGGCATGTTCGAGATGTATCCCTCGAAAAGCCAATACGTTCTGGTAAGCGGCACTACCCAGCCGGTGCTGTCTCCCGATGTCGGCGGAATGTCCCGACCGTCAGATCCGCCGATCGCCCACCAGATATTTTCTTGCGAGGTGTCCTGAAACAGCTCAAAAAGCCGCACGTGCGAGGTGTTGTCTTGATCAAACTGGATTTGAACCGACACCTCTCCAGGCCGCGCAAGGCCCGGCAGCGACTCCGCTTCCAACGAGTCTAGACAGGTGATGTCAACCTGATCGCGTGTGCCACCGAGGCCCGTAATGCCGGTCGGGCATTCGACCAATGTCACTGCATCAGTTTCGGGATCAAGGAAATAGAGTTGTGTGCCCTGGGTCAGCTTAGCCATTTAATTACTCCTAACGTTCTCGTCATGCTCGATAGATCTGCCACTCCACATCGAAGGAATAGCGATACGCGCGCGTGGCAGATTCGCGCGTCTCGCCGTTGAAACGGACGATGTAGGCATGCGGCTCGATGGCCGCGCGCAGTGCGGCGGCGACGGTTCGCACCGAGTCCGCCGTCGGCCCGTAGACGTCAATCTGTACCCCAAACTGGTCCACATCCGGCGGGCAGGACAGCGAGTTGTAGGGCTCGCCGTACACCGTCTGCCACACCGCATAGGGCCGCTCGTGCTGCTGCGGCGCCTCGCCAAAGGGATACAGGCGCAGTAAGCCGGAGGTGTCTGTGAGCACCGCCTGCACCCCGGAGTCGGCGGCGCAGGTCGCATAAAGGGGCGGATACATTTACTCGGCTCCAGGTCCAGAGACCGCCAGACGATCAATCGCCGCCGAGAGTTCCATTGCGAGCTTCTCGATCGCGGCATTGGCTTTCGATTCCATCGCCGGTCGCATGAAGGGCTGCGCGCGGGTGTTCTCGCTACCGAACTCGAGCATCCGCCAGTGCTGCGTCGCCTTGCCGGGGAGGTCCGAGGATTCGGCCTGCCGTTGCTTCAGCTTCTTGCCGAGCTGCGCCCCGCCGGCCACGCCGACCCGCATGACGACCCCGCCGACGCGCTTGCTCGAGCGCGTAGCCTCCTGGACGCGAATGTTTTTCCAGATGGTCCGCTTGAATACCGGATCGTCGATGTCGAGGCGCTTGGCTAAACGCCGTGCCTCGTCGCGGATTAATGCAGCGGCGCGGCGGGTAGCGACCTTCGCCGCTTTCCGCTGTAACTTTTTCGGGAGCGCAGACAGCCGGTCGACCAACGTGTCGACGCCAGTGATGGAAAACTCTGCCATTAGTGGTAGTGCTGCTTAATCCACGGGTGCCACGCCTGCACCGCCGGCATCCACGGATCGAAGCGTCCGTGAAACATCACGATGCGTGCGTTGCCCGGCAGGCCCGCGAGCGGTCGCTTTTGAATTTCATTGCGAAACGAATACACCCCGTCCACCTTCGTCCACTTACGCTCGTGCGGCCCGAGGCACGCACCGATCCACGCCTGGTCGCTGCCGATGTAGCCCAAGTTCCGCGCCAGCGCCGGAGAGTGGTGCGGATTGAATTGCTCCCACACTTTCCGCCGCGCGCCAGCCGTTAACAGAAACATGCTGCCGTTGTAGGGCGTCCCCCGCGCGGTATCGCCCCAGATCACGAAGTCCTCAGGCCGATCCCAGAGCGGCGCCACGTCCGCCGTGATCACACAGTCGAGGTCAAGCGAGACAAACCGCGGGCCGATGATGTCGGCC